CGGACGTACTGTTGCGGTACGACCAGTTGCCGTTGTGCTTTAAGTTTGCGTCATGAATTTGCATTGTCGTCCTCCTTGGGTACTACCCTGTCCCCTGCGGCATCTACGGCCTTGCGGGCCGCGTTCAGGCCGCGTACGAAGATCTCCGGTACATCGTAACCGAGCACGACCAGATTTTCTACGATGCTGGTCAGCTCATTCAGAATGTACACGCCGAGCGTAAACCAGCCGATCAGATGCAGGAAGTCCAGCGGTGCGCCGATCTCAGCGCCGAAGTCGATCAGCACCTGCGCCACACCGAACGCCAGCGCGATAACGACCCAGTAGCTGACCTTCTTCATCACGCCGACTGCGCCCTTTGCGCTGTTCACCGTGCCGGTCTGCTTGCCCTTGAGCCAGCCGTAGAAAAAGTCTACGACATTGAGCACAAAGAACAGCGCGAACACCTGCCAGTGTGCGCCGAACACGCCGCCCAGTGCGGCGACTACCGCCGCACCGAGCAGGTTTGCTTTGTCCGTAAAGACTTCGAGAAAGTGCTCCATACGCTCCTCCTTACTTCGCCTCCACGTCGCCGGCCGTGCCGCCGAACTCCGCAGGCACCAGCTCCGGCATACCGCACTCGTCCACAAGGATTTCCGCCACCTGCTTTTTCAGCTTCGCGGGTACCTTATCGAAGTCACACTTACCCAAAATAACTCTCTGTGCAAAAAGCATTGCCATCATAATAACCGTCCTTTCAAACTTTTCCTTGATTTTGTTGATTAACTTACGCATAAACTATTTGCGCCATTTCCGCGATGCAGTCCTCATAAAAAGACTGCTGATCGGTCGCGGCGCTGATCTGCGCCTTGAGCAGCTTGTTCTCCTGTTCGGCCTGTACCAGCCGGTCAGAGATCGTGTCCAGCGCGGCCGCTGTGCCGTCCACCGCACGGGTGTACACTGCGGTGACACTCGTCGGATCGGCGGCTGCGACCGTGGCCGTCTTGAGCGCGTACCCTGCCAGCACCTCCACCGTATCACCGGCATCGGTCTTGACCGTGAGCACGGCAGCATCCAGAGCCAGCACGGCCTCGACCGACGTTTCCGCAAACGGGATTGTCAGGCTGTCGCCCTGGCACTGATAGTCCAGAGCCTTGATGTCATTTACTTTCATGGTTACCCCTTTCTGTGGTCAGTTCGCCACATACTTATTGTATTGATGCCTTACACCTTCCTCGTTCAGCTCGGCGTAGATCTGCGTCGTTGCAATGTCTTCGTGACCGAGCAGCCGCTGGATGACGGTTACGTCCATACCGCCATTTAACGCATGGGTTGCAAACGTGTGCCGGAGCAGATGCGGGTGCACCCTGTCCTCCAGTCCGGCACGCTCACTCAGGCTGCGGACAATACGCTGGATCGCCCGAGGTTTCAGCGGCTCGTATGGCGATTTGTTGGACACAAACAGGCCGTCGCCGCCTTTGCGCTGCACGATGTACTCCTGCACCATCAGCCGCGCACGAACCGAGAAGTACACCACACGGTCCTTGTCGCCCTTGCCGGTGACCTGCACCGACCGGTCTGCAAGATTGAGATCTGCCGCACGCAGCTGCGCGACTTCACTAAGACGGCAGCCGGTAGACACAAGGAACTCGATCAGCGCCTTTTCGCGGTAAGTTACGCAGGCATCGCGCAGGCGTTCCAGCTCTTCCACTGTCAGCGCCTGGCGGGCACCCTTCTTGTCCAATTTTAAGGACTTTATCTTTGACATGGGATTCTTCTTGATTTTCTCTTCGATATGCAGCCACCCGAAAAACGCCCGCAGTGTGTTGATATGCGTTTGCAGACTGGTTTCGGCAAGATGCCGGTTCTCCGCAAGGTACCCGATATAGCCACGAATGTCGTCCGTGGTGATCTTCGCCGCGCTCTTGTTCATGCGCTCTGCAAACATTTCGAGGTTATACCTGTAGTTCTTCAAGGTTCGTTCTGACAGTCCGTCAATACGCTTGGCGCCCAGATAATACTTGATTCTCCGGTTCAAATCGCTGCGCTGCTCGTCGCTGTCTTTGATGATAATGTAGTCTTTGAGGATTGCCGTCACCGCCTCGACGGTGATCGGCGTACTAACCGGAAATGTTGTGCAAATCCGCTGTGCAAGCTCTGTTTTAGCGTTCAAAGGCTCGTGCCCCTTTCGATTTTTGATGTATAGTCATTATACACCAAGCCTCAAAAAACGGGCACTTTACGACGCATTAGACCGCTATGGCGGCGATTGCGTCGTCCTCGACCGCTATGGCGGCAATCATCGGGAACAGCACTGCGCTTAACGCAGTTGTGTCGTCCTCGACCGCTATGGCGGCGATTGCAGCGTCGAGTACAGCTTTGAGTGCTATTGCTGCCAGCACAACGGCTTTAGACGCAATTTATGCGAAGAAAAAACGCATGAGCGGTGCCAGCGCAAGCCTGTCCGGCAAATTTATTATTCTTCAGATTAGCAACGATAATGCTTTCGATACGTCTCGGTACGGATATGCCACCCTGTCCGATGGCAGCAAGCCGAAGTGGGATAGCTATAAGGATAAATATGCTTACTTTAAACAGTACAAAAAGATTGCTACCTACATGAAGAATGATACTGATAGCGATGATTGGATCGACTATTTTCAGTGCTGAGAAAGGACGCATTAACATTCTAATGCGAACGTAACATTGAAGATAATGCCATATTCACCGGCTTTCTCGGTTGTTTTTCGGCATTCAGGCGTATCATCCGGCTAAAACAGGCTCATAAGCGCCTACATATGGCTGAATGGTACGTCTTAGAATGTTAATGCGTAGCTGAGGGCGGCGATTTTAACAGGGGATATAGGTCACGCTGGAGGTAGAAGACCACCAGTAAATTTCCAAGGAAGATGTGAAAAATTTCCCCACATTTGTAGTGCCTGCGGGCTGGCTGGTTTGCGCCCCATCCAACTTGTACCAAGTAGATCCAGCCTCTCCACCGCTGTTTGCGTTGTAGCAACTGATCAGCCACCCCATGCCTTTGCGGATGGTACGGTTCTCCCAATCGTTTCTGTTGCCCTTTGTCACGGTTGTTTTCAAAGGGCTGGAGGCAAGGGCGTTCTTTGCCGTTGCAGAGTTCGTGATAGCTGTGCGGGCCGTGCTGGACGAAGCCACAGCCGCCATAGCGGTCGAGGACGAAACAACTGCGTTAAGCGCAGTGTTGTTCCCGATGATTGCCGCCATAGCGGTCTGGGACGATGCAATCGCCGCCATAGCGGTCGAGGACGACACAACTGCGTTAAGCGCAGTGCTGTTCCCGATGATTGCCGCCATAGCGGTCGAAGATGCAGCCACGGCCGTCATAGCGGTCGAGGATGCAGCAATCGCATCCATGTCGGCATAGTCCGCAGGATTCAAACCGGCCAGCTTCGCCGCAGCCTTGCCCATAACTGCGCTGGTCGCTCCCGTGAGGGTCGCCCAGGCTGTTTCGTTTGCCTTGACAGCTTCAACCGCAACCGCGCTCTCGTAGACTACGGCCACAGCCACATAGGACGAAGCTACCGCGTTCATCGCTACATGAGAAGTCACCACCGTATTGAACGCTGCGGTGTTTGCAATGACCGCCGTCATAGCAGTTTCGCTTGCAGCTACCGCGTTCATCGCAGCCTGAGAGGTTGCAACCACATTGAGCGCCGTCGCGTTGCCGATGACAGCCGCCATCGCAGTCTCGCTTGCGGCAACCGCATTGAGTGCAACCTGAGAAGTTACAACAGCATTAAGTGCCGTCGCGTTGCCGACGACAGCCGCCATTGCAGTCTCACTTGCAGCCACGGCAGTCATCGCGGTTTCGCTTGCGGCAACCGCCGCAATGCCCGTGTAGGCAGCACAGCTCTGTCCCGCCAGAGCCGCAATCCATTTTCCGGCGCTTACCGCGCCTGCGCCTGCGGCACGGGCCATTACTGGATCGTGCAGGATTTCCAGACACCGTGCGCTGTCCGAGTACAACGCGTCCTGACTTTCCGCGCCTGCCTCGTAAATGCTTCCGAGAAACGTCTGTACCGCATCGTCGATATACGGCGAAGCCGCAAGCAGCGCATAAAGCTCCTGTGCGTTCTTGTCCGGCGTTTCCGGCTCATAGCCGAGCACCACCGCAACGCCGCCTGCATTGCTCACAAACGCCTGTGCCTGTGCCCTGCTGGCAAGGATGGTGCGCAGGCGGTGTACGCCTTTTCGGTAGTTATCCTTAAACTCATGCGAGTAATAACTGAAATCCTGCTGAATCTTCTTGAGCATTACTCGTCACCTCCAAACTCAATAGCGATATAATCCATTTCAATCTTCTCGGCCGTTGTAACCGTGCCGTGCGTCGGCAGCGTGATTACCGGCAGCGTCACGCCGGAAACATAGGTGGCCTTGCTGTGACTGGGCGAAGTGCCCGTATCCGAGCCGATATAGCCGGTCGCGGTCGTCACTGTGCCCGCTGTCACGCTGCCGTCCTGCAGCTGCGGCTTGCGCAGGCAATAGAGGAATCCTTCCGCAGTCACGTTCTTGATCTCGCAGAAGCCGCTGTATTCCTTCGGCGTCACCGTCAATACCGGAACGCCCTCGAACGGATGGCGGAACCGGAACGTGTTCCAGCCCGCACCGGAATTGATAAAGCGGCCGGTCTCCATTGTGTAATCGTCCAGTTCATTGGTGCTGCGTGCCGGCTCTGCGGCCTCGATCATGTCAAGCACATCCTGTGCCAGTCTGTCCGCTGTCACGGCCTGCAGCGCCAGTTTGATGGTAGTCACGCCGTAGTCCGGAATGATCCCCGCCGTCACATCGTCAATCTGTCGGCGGATTTCCTCAAGCGCCGCCTGCACGGTCCCGCTTGCCACGCCCTTGAACGGTGTAATGCCAACCTTGCCCGCGCCCTCTGCGGACGCGATAAGCTGCGTATACGTTACAAGGTTCGACTGCAGCTGCTCGAGCGCGGCCTGTACGGTATTCGCGGTCACGCCGTCGAACGGTGTCATGCCGACGTTTTCCGCGCCGTTCACCTTTACCGCGTCTCGGTAGTCCTCGAGGTTCTTCTGAATGCTCTGCAGCTGCTCCTGCACCGTGCCGCCGGTCACGTTGGTAAATGCATCGGCGCCGATCTGTCCGGCGCTGTTTGCGGCCTGCAGGCTCTCGATCAGCTTGTTAAACCTCTCGATAATAAGCAGCGGCAGCAGATCGAAAACCTTCTTGTTTTCCTCGGCCGAGCCGGTCAGCGCGTCCGGCTGGCTCTGCACGCCGGTCTCTGCCGCCTTTTCGGCTGAAATTTTGCTTTCATCAAACGTCATGTCCTCACCTCACTGTCTCTTTGCGTACTTTGCGATAAAGTACCGGATGACAACCTCGTGTACACCGAAGCCCTCGTCCACTGTGTCGGACTGCAGAATGACCTGAATCGCCTTCCAGCCCTTGCGCTTGAACAGGAACGGGATAATAGAGTTGACCACCGTCCCGAACGGAAAACGTTCAAAGCTGATATAATGAAAATTCAGCCGATCCGCTGTCACGCGCTTCATGAGCGTTCCGTGGTCGGTTTCGAGTCTTACCCAAATCTCAACCGCACTGCGCGTGTACGCCTTGAGGTGTACGCCGCTGCCGCGTTTGGGCATGGTTTTCAGAATCATCGGCGAGTTCATCGTGTCCAGCTTGGTAGCCCACTCGGTGTGAATGGCCGCGCCGTCATCCGAGAACGCGTTCATCATAATGTCATTGTTCTCGTCTACCAGATCGTCATTAAACCGGCAAACTCTGCCGTCCTCGGTGCCGAAATACAGTGCCTGCTCATGCGAGCAGAGCACCTTTGCCGGCACGTTCGTCCAGTAGTACCATTCATATCCGGCGTCGGCCTTGTCCTGATTGCCGTCTGCCACATACGCGCAGCCGTCTATCACAAGCACATACCAGCCGCGCCAGCAGGCGGCTACAGCGTCCGCCAGTCTGCGCTCCTTGCACAGCTTGGGGTTGACACGCCTCGACCGGCAGAATAACTGCCGCACCTGCATGTTGTTGTAATACGTCGTAGTCGGCGCATATACGCCGCGCGGCGAGAGATACAGCGGATCGTCGTTGAGGTTTGCCGAGGAATACTTGGCAATCGCGCCGTAGCCGGGCACGCCCTCCTTCAGCGGAAAGGTTGCCACATCGTTCAGCATTGCGCCCGAATGGTGCCAGATCGTGCCCTCCTGCCGGTTGTCCTTCTTGATGAGCAACAGCTCGCCCTGCGCCTTGAGATAGCACATAATGGGGAAATCGCTCGAACCCACGACAGAATAGTTAATGTCGGGGAAATATGTCGGGTCGGACAGGCCGGAAAACCATTCCATAGCCGCGTGCTCCTTGTTGCCGGAAATAAAAACGCGGTTGCTGCTGCCGTCCATGCCGTAAATCGCAAAGATGGTGCAGCCGAGCACCTTCTTCCGGTCCTCGGTGGTCTTGGCAAACTTCACTTCAAAATTGGAGATACCGGCGTTCTCCGGCGCGCTCGGTGCTGTCTCAAACGTCACCGTGCCCTTCTCCGCATCGTAGCTTTTCACAGTAATTGCACTACCGTTTAGATAGGCCGCAGTCGGCGTGCAGTCCTTGTCAATGCCGGTCACGTCCAGCTGATAGGTCGTGCTTGTGCCGTCTCCGATAAAGCGGTTCTTGCGCCACTTGCACAGCATATTAACGTTTTCGTAGGTCTCGCCGCCGCCTGCCGCCTTGCGCTGATAGCTGGTCAGCGGACAATAGGCGTTGTCGTCTACCGCGTGTACGGCAGTTTTGCCGTCGTAAACAACGTAGTGCTCGCCGGTCAGGATGAACAGCTTGCCGTGCATGTAAAAGCCCTGGCTGCGGCCGCCACTGTTCAGCTTGTCCAGCAGCTCCTTGCGGCTGTCCTTTACTTCCTTGTAGTCAGTATCCAGCTTTACGGCATACAGCTTGCTCCCCGCATGGACGATGAGCGTCAGGTTTTCGTCGTCATTGTCGTTCTCATAGGGAAAAATACCGGCGACAGGAACAGCCTTGCCGTCCGCATCGGTAAACCGCAGCAGCGTGCGCCATCCATAGCGCCGTTCCGGGAAACCGCCCTCGTCTGCGATCACGTTCACCGCACGCGGCGAGCGTCCATCGTCGATCTGGGTCTCATCCGTGGAGTAGTCCAAACCCTTAAAGCGCTTATAATGCTTGGTGCCTTCCTCGGATTCCGTAAAATCCGGCACCGTAACCTTACGCGGCATAGCTTACTCCTCCCCGTAATCCGGCACAGCGGGCGCAGCGTCCTCGAGTGCCGAAACAAACTCGTTTCGGAACATCACGCTTTCCGCTTTGCGGTTCTCATCGTCAAACAGCAGTGCCGCCGCCAGTCCCCACGGCAGCGCCACGCGCGTGATCCGGTCGTCCCAGTCGAGCACCGTGCCGTCTATCGTCGTAATCTCCGGCGAGCTTGTCAGTTCCGCGTCACCGCGCTGTGCGCGGATGGCGTTCTCGTACGGCAACGCCTCCACAAGCAGGCTGTCAAGCAGTGTCGGCGAGTAGCTGTCAAAGTCAACGTCCGTTCCGGGCGCTTCAATAATTTTCGCCAGTGCCAGCGTGTAAATGCGTTTAATAGTCGTCGCCACGCTTTCACCTCCTAACAAACAGAGGGCGGGCAGCCGCCCGCCCTCCTGGGTCTTTACTTATCGGTATCCTCAGCAATATCCGAGGTCAGCTTGCCGCCCTTGCCAAACGCAACCACCTTGATGGTCTGGCCTGCCTCAGTGGCAACCGTGCCGCCGCTGGCAACCGTCTTGCGGTTTGCAGAGAAGCGCGGGTCCGAGCCGTCCAGCGTGTACCAGATTTCGTCTGCGCCTGCCGCAGTAACGGTCGCGCTGTGCGAGGCAATCGCTACGGTGCACGCCTGCTTGCTGCCATCCTTGCCGATAACCACAACGGCGTCCGCCTTGCTGGCCAGTACAAACAGGTCGTAGGTCTGGCGGCCTTCGATCAGCGCACCGGAAATGCCGGGCGGGTCCTGATGAATCTTGGTGTCATTGATACGGTACGGGAACGCCAGCGCGGATTCCTGCGCCGCAACCATGTAAACGTCGGTCGGGAACATATTGCTCGGCACCTTGACTACGGTAAAGCCCGCGATCTGGCCAACCGTGCCGGTCGGCAGCTGCTTGCCAGCCAGCGAATCCAGGCCGTGCCACTCGTCAGACAGGATAATCTTTGGGTAATCCTTAGCGCGTACAAACAGTACGCGGCCGTTTTCCGGTACGAGGTGCTCGTCCATGTAGGTTGCCGCGTCGTAGACCATGGTAACAATGGTGCTCTTAGTCGGCTCTGCGGTTACGCCTGCAATGTGGCCGAGCTTTGCAATACGCGCAAAGCCGTACTTGTCACCGGTCGGCACGCACTGCTCTGCAATCTGCTGACGCAGCCACTGGCCGCTCTTGTTGCTGATAGCCTGCTCGCTCTCATCGCCCTTGTCAACAACGCCGGTAAAGGACTTGTCCTGCGTCATCATGTACTCAACAACGGTGTCCTGTACGTCCTTCACCTCGCCGTATCGGCTGTTGCCGTTGCGGGTGTAGTCCACAACAGGGGTGGTGTTCAGCATATATACGCGGCAGGTTTTCGCGCCGGTCATCTCCACGTTCGCCTTGCAGTGAGCGCGCAGGAACGAGGTGTGGGTATACAGTTTCTCAATAGTAGAGGCGTATTTAGTCGTAAGATTGATTGCCATAAAGTGTTGTCACTCCTTTTAGCTTCACAGTCCCAACAGTCCGCGAAGGAACGGATCAGAGGTGTCACTCTCATTTCCTGCCACACTGCCGGGGCTTGTCTGTCTGTTTGTCTGATTCTTCTCTGCGATCCTGACCGCCTGCTGATTCTGTTCAGCCTGATAGCGCCAGTGCGCGGCGACGGGAGTCATGCCCTCGCTGTTCACGAGTTCCATCACACGCGGCGGAATGTCCTCCGGTTTGTGAACGCCTGCGAGTGTCTCGTATTCGTCCCAGGCCTTTTCATTGGCCGCCTGCCGTGCCTGTTCAACGGTCTGATCAATTCTCTGCTGCATGGCGGTAAGCTCCGCCCGCTGCTGTTCGGCAGCCTGTGCTTCGGCCGCCCGCCGGGAAGCCATGCGGCCCTCGGCAATTGCTTTGAGCGCCGCGTCTGGCGTTTCCGGAAACTCCGTGCGACACTGCTCCATCTCAGCCGAGAGCAGCTGCTCATTGCGCGCGCCCTCCAGCTGTTCCAGGTACTGCTGCCGGTTCATGCCGGCGGCCTCAGCGTACTGATCCAGTACCCGCAGCTCGCGCGCGGCCTTGTTCTCATAGTTCATGCCTTTCTGCAGGAGCTCCACCGGGTTCGCACCAAGCGCGCCCTGTAAAGCGCTCACCGCCTCAGCGGGCAGCATGATCTGCTGGCCGTTAAAGACGAGCGGCACGGTCTGCACCGGCTGTTCCGCCTGTTCGGGCGGATTGTCGTTGCCGCCCTCCGGCGGCTGGTCCTCCGGCTCGCTCTGCTGCTCGGGCTCAGCCTGCTGGTTTTCCAGACCGTCCGACTGATCTTCTGCGCCGCCGTCGGTGTCGGCCTGCTGGTTTTCCAGACCGTCCTTTCCCTCGAGCGCACTCAGAAAATCCGCTTCGCTGAAGCCGTCCATGTCCGCGCCGGTGTCGGAAGCATTGCCGTCCTCGGCAAAATACTGTAAGCCGATACCCTCGCGGATCTCGCTTCCGTCCATGTGATTGCTGGTCTTCCAATCCATCTGAACAAATCCTCCTATATGCAAAAGACTTGCGTCTCATTGCCGTGTGTTTATCGTGTGTTTATCGTGCGTTCCTGCACTCCGGCGGACGCAGCACCGTTCCGCTGGTACTGCACCCGCTTGTATCCTTGCACGCATGGGGAATGCGTAACCCGGACGCAGGATAATATGGCGAGAATCCCACGCCCGCCGCAGTGCAGGAAAATATTAAGTTGAGTGCGGTGGCCGGACTTGAACCAGCACCATACATACGTTTTAGCATTGGTGACTGGCCGTTGCATCTACGCATGACGTATCGTCAATGTAACACCCCTTAGAAGGAAGCTGCTCTACCGTTGAGCTACACCGCACATATCGTCCGAGACTCTGACGGGCAGGCAAGGCCAAATACTCGCAGGCCTTGCCGCCGCCATACAATAGAAAGGAGAAAATAGGTATGGCCGTTCCGTGCAATGCAGGCTCGGTCGTTGGGCATTACTGCCCGTCACAGTCTCGGACTCAGTTGTATTCCGGCGCTCGGACGGACGCCCTCGACCCGAACGAGGGTGCCCGCCATCAGAAAGAAATAAGGGGAATCAATGGGGCGGGTGAGGTCAGCTCCCGCCCGTCCGAGCGCCGGAACAGAAAAATCAATAATCAGGTTCGAGAATCGGAACGCCGTACTGCACAGCACATTCGCGCTCAATCATGCAGCCGCGTGCGTCCTTCCAACCCTTGGCGAAATAAACGAGATCCGCATCTGCCATAAGCCGGATAGACTCAGCCAGGAACCAAAGTGGCTTTGCGTCGTGCGGTGCATCCTTAAAAAAGGAGTCGATGATTTCGACAGGCTCACCGATATATTCAGTCGCTTCGCGGATAGCACGCTCACGCGCGCGTTCAATCTCATCGTTGGTCTTGTCCTTCATCGGCTGAGAAATAAATAACTTTTTCATGCCGTACCTCCCTCAAAACCGGAACGGTCTGTCCGTTCCCTTCTTGGTGAACTTCGCCTTCTGTGTGTTCAGCTCATCCTGAAGCGCCGCAAACATGCTTTCAACCTGCTTATCGGTGTACTCATACGAGCTTGCCGCCAGATGGCCGATCAGGCTGATCGCCTTGCACGCACGCGAAACGCGCGGCTCTGCCAGCCTTACAAAGCGCTCCGCCTTGCTCTCATTCGTGTTATCCATTCATTAAACCTCCCTGCTGTAATGCCTGCTGCATGTTCGCCTGCTGCTGCACGCGCTTTGCAGCCTCGACCAGTCCTTCCTGATCCTTTACGCTGCCTTCCGGCATACGAGAAAGGAACTCAACCATATTCGGCATAACGCCTGCCGTCTGCAGATTATTAAGCGTGGATACCTGCAGAATCCTCGACCAGTAGCTTGCCTCACCAATATGAATATTGAGATCCAGCGCCTCCACCGGCAGGCTTGAGAAGTCATACATCACCACAAGCGTCTGCTCCTGCGTCTCGCCGGTCTCGTCTGTCACCTCGTCGGTGATCTTGACCTGACGCATGCCGTAATAGGCATGCATCATGTCGATGAGCACCCGCTCGTAGTCCTCGACAAACTGGTAATATGCGATCTTGGTCAGCGCAAGCGGCGCAGCGTTCGCGGTCTGTACCGCTACAATCGCACTGCTGTTCTCCGGATTCTTGACGTTGCCGAGCGCGGCGTCATTCGCTCCCGCTACACTCTTGAGCGCGTCCGTCATTGTTGACGTAATGCCGGTGGCCTCTGTCGGAATCGGCATCGAGCCTGCAACGCCGGTAAGCGCGTCCTTCACATCTCCGGTCACGCCGATAGAAGTCGCATCCGGGTCCCAGCCCTTGGGGAACTTATTGCGGTTGTATACCAATTTCGGTATCGCATTATTCCGCAGCATAAGCGCAAGTGCCGTCCATTGCTTGTTGATCTCAATCTGCGTGTTGATGAGCGGTTTGATCTCCATCACGCCGTGATAGCAGTTCTTCCGCGGCTTCCAGCTGAGATACGCCACAGGATACAGCGTCATTTCGGTTGCCACATCCTGCTCGATCATCACACGGCCGCACGAGCGGCAGTAGTGCACGCGGCCGTCCTCGGATTTCCAAAACCGCACAAGCTCATTGCCGAGACTGTCGCTGTTATTCTGCTCGTCATCGCCCTTGTACAAGCCGTCGGACTCGCCCTCAATGGTCTCCCATTCCTTGCAGCCGAGCCGCTTCGCGTCCTTGCGGATTTCAGATACCGGCCGGCGACGCACAATGATAAGGTACGGCTGCTCCTGCACGTTGGAATTGCTCGGATTGCCGAACAGAATGTTCGTGTTCATCACCTGCTCGGCGCAGATTTCGCCCTGCACACCGCCCAAACCGGACTGTTTGCTTGCGTCAAAGTAAAAATACAGCGCCGCGTCACCGTCCACACAGGCGTCGCGCAGCACCATGTGGTGCTTACTTTTCAGCTTGGTGCGCTCCACCACGCGGTCAATGCTCTGCTCAAGGATTTTCGCCGCAAACTCGGCCTGTTCATCAGGCAGAAACGGTTCAACCTCCTGATCCACATCGTTCGAGACGATCTGCGCCACCTTGTAATGTACAATCGGATCAAGCACGTTCATCGTAATGGGCCGCAGGTTCTTACTCTTGAGTCCTTCCCATTGCTTGCCTTCCACAAAGTTCTCGCACTGCTTGACGTCCTCGTACAGGCCGAGGCCTGTGTTGTACTGCACGCCCTTTTCGTACTCGGCTTGCACCCTGTCAGCCGTGAGCGTGGTTTTCTGCTCATTCATCGCTTAATTCCTCCTGCCCGTGGGCGGTGCCGTCATAGCGGAGCAGATTGTTCACCTCACGCATAATGCGGCCCTCGGCACTCAGCCTGTAAGCCTGTTCCTTGAGGAATTCCTCTTTCCAGTGCTCTGCGGTCTCCCGCTCGGTGATGAGCGCCTCATTCAGCTTGCGGCGCTCCTGCTTGAGATTATCAACCTCGTTGCGGGCGCTCCACATCGCACTGATTGCCGCGTCGTGTGCATCCTTGGTGGAGTCGAGTTCTTCCTGCAGTTCATTGAATTTCCTGCGCTCAGTCTGCAGCTCCTGCCGCAGACGGCAGGCCGTGTCCTCACTCTCACGCAGGGCAGTCTCCACCTTGGTAATGCGGTCCGCAAGCTGCGTGCGCGCCGCCTCCTCAGTGTGCATGCGTTCCTCCATCGTCCGCGCAGTCAGCTGAAAGGATTCCGCTTCTACGGTCTTTTGCCGCAAATCCTCGCCCAAGCGCTTGGCGTTTCGGGTCTGCACAGCAGCCAGAAAAGCACACATCGCCGCAACGGCGCTAATAGCTAAATACATTTCCCATTTCCTCCTCAGTTGATAGATAATCCTCGTCTCGTACTCTCGGCAGTTCCGCAGGCAGCGGACAGCCATCGCAGAAATACCGGATCGCGTCCGGTCCGTGCGTCAGCTCGTGCGGCTCGGTCGCCGTATCGTTAGGGTTCTTCTCGTCGTGCTGCAAGCCCGGCAGTGTGCGAATGAGATTCAAGCAGGTATCAAAAATCTGCAATTTCGGTCTGAGTGTACCATCCACATCGGGCACAGGCTGCAGCCGGCGCTTGAGCTCGTACCATCCGGCCACACGGCCGTTGCTCACCTTGGAGAGATACAGACCGTACTCCGCAAACAAGTCGGATACGCTCTTGCCGGTCTCCTGCCGCCTGTTCCACAGGTCTTTTGGCGCGAACCATGCCGTGATATCGTCATTACAGTTTGCGTTCAACAGTCGCTTGGCCGCCTCCGGGATGATAAGGTCAGGCTGGTAAACCTCACGGTAAACCACCGCATAATCATTCTCATCTACCGCAATCCAGTACGCCGCCAGCATGTCGAGGCCGTAGTCGATCGCAACATACCGTCTCCACCATGCCGGAATCTCAAACGGACGAACAACGTGCAGTTCCCGCTTGAACTCGGTGAAATACTGCCCAACGTAGTAATCCCAGTTGCCTTCACGCAGCGCAATGTAAATTTCGCGCGGCAGGTTTTTCATACGTTCCTCGTACTGCGGGTCTTTGGTCAGCAGAAACGGGTTGTCCTCCAGCTTGGCCGGAATAAACAGCCGCGTGCCGCCCTCGCAGCGGTGTACCTCCATCGGAGCGCCAATGTCGATAAACCGGCTCTTGGCGTTGGTATGTCCCACACTGCCGGGGTTAGCGGTCGATTTGACGTGTCTCGGAAACGGTCTCGTGCCGCGTACGCGAGAGATCATGTAGGTATACATGCTCTCGGTGAAATGCGTCATCTCGTCAAATCGGATCACGTCGTACTCGGCGGACTGGTACTGCTGCACATCGCCCTCGGTTGCAATGTATCCCATCTCAATGGTAGAACGGCCAACCTTCCAAATGTGCTTGCTCGTGTTATAGCTGGCAACACTGGCCGGATATAACTCCATTGTCTGCGGCACCATGGAGCGTTCGAGTTCCTTAAACGTGCGTCTGAGGATTAGTTGCCTACTGCCCTGATACCTCAGCGCGTACACCAGAGCGTCCAGCGCCTGGATAAACGTCTTGCCGCCGCCTGCCGCACCGCCGTAAAGAACCTCGAAAGCATCCGTGTCCATAAACAGCTGCTGTTTCGGCGTAATCTGAAAATCAAGATTCATCTCTAACCGCCTTTGCCGGATCAACAAGCGTCAGCTGCAGGTTGATCTCCGGAGCCGCTTCTTCCTTCTCAGCCAGATGGGCCTCAAGCGTTTCCTGTCTTGCCGCAACATCCTTCATGGTTCCGGCCAGCTCGCGCAGGCCGACGCCGGTGTAATCGCTTACAACGTTTCTGAGACTTGCCACCTCGGCCTCACTCAGCGCGATCACGCCGTCCTTGGCCGCTTTTTCAAGCACTGCCAGACCGTCATTGATGGTCCGGGTGTCCTTCGCAGCGGCCTCAGCCTTGCGGTCGAGCGCGCGCAGTACCTTGTCCCCGATCTTCTCGCACCGGGCGATCTGCTTTCTGCGGATTTCCCGCCGAGCAGCCACGCCGTCCTCGTCACTCTCGTTCTGGGTGTGCACCCAGTCGGCAAGCGTCGATTTGGGAATGCGCATCCGGCACGCAGCGTTTGTGATCGAAACGCCGCTCGCCACGAGCGCAAGCGCCTCGTCTTTAATTTTTTGATCGTACTTGCTCCCGCGCTGCTGCATCCAATCACCTCCCGCGCGTGTCTTGTTTTGCTGAATACAAGTATAATCGGGAAAAACGGAAAAAACGGAAAACTTTACTCCGGCAGAAAAAAGCGCCCGAGCGCGTCCGTCAGAACGCGCAGGAGCGCATAAAAAAGGGCAACCCTCTTGGATTGCCCTTTGTCGATTTGTGTGTTATACTGTTGTTGCGGACGCAGCCATGTTAACGCTATGTGCGGTTATTCCCACCTTACCCAACACGAGGGGAGGTGATGCTATGATGGTTACATTTTCTGATTTATTTCAGTTTTGTCTCCTTCTCATAGCTTTTGCTGAACTGATTCTCAAAATCAGCAAAAGAAAATGACCGCCCTCCTCCAAGATTGCGGTCATTTTCAATGACATAACCAATCGGGAGTAACCGTTCATGGCTGCGTCCCTTTTGTGCCCTTATTTTACACCCAAACCACCGTGTTTGTCAACGCCGCCGCAGAGCGGTATTTTTTATTCCTGCTCCCGCACCATGCGGTAAAATGTACTCTTTTTCAGTCCGAGCCGGTCCATCGCCTGCACGGCCGTGATGCTCCCACTTTTCCACAATCCTGTGACTAACTCCCACTCAGCAGGCAGCTCAGTCTTTTTCCGTCCAAGCTGCCGCCCCTGCTTTTTCGCCTCGGCGATGCCCTCGGCCTGCCGCTGGCTGATGGTGAGGCGCTCCTGCTCTGCGATCGTTGCGAGCACCTCGATCATAATGTTGTTTACCATTTCGCAGATCCACTCCTGACCTTTTGGAAAGTCAGCCATCGTGCTCGGCAGGTCGATGATCTTCACGCGCACACCCATCGCCTTGTAATATTCCAGTTCTTGTTTGACCTGCTGCTTGTTGCGCCCGAGCCGATCAAGACTCTTGACGATGAGCGTGTCGCCCGGCCGCAGCAGTGCCTCGCGCAGATACTGGTATCCCGGGCGGTTGAAGTCCTTGCCGCTCTCCTTGTCGGTGATGATGTCGCGCTCATCGGCGATGTACTGCCGCAGCGCTGCAATCTGCCGGTCGAGATTCTGTTCGCGCGTGCTGACCCGCGCATATCCGTATACTTTTTCCATATTTGACCTCCTGCCTGCTTAATGCGTCTCAAAATGTCCTGTTGTCTCGCGGAACGTCCGTAAATCAAAAGACAAGCCTTTTCGCACGCCATACCGATAAAAATACCGCCGTCAATCTGCCGTGCGAAAAGGAACACCTTTTGACACGGCTATTTCGACCATAATTTCCCGACCAGCTTCCTCGGTCCGCTCTCATCGGCATACCCCATCCGGCGGGCGCACTCGCTCCAGCTTTTGCCGTCCAGGTACCGCAGCCGCAGGGCGCGCCGGGTCATGGAGTCTGAAACGTTGTCGATCCACTGCCGCACCGTGTCGCGCTCATCCTGGCACTCGGCCTCAATGGCCTGCAGCCGATCCCGTGCCGCGTCCAGTGCATCCCGGCCAAACAGACAGCCGACGCCGTAAGTCTCCTCGATCCGCTTGTGGTGCCGCGCCTCGCGCGCAAACCGTTCTCTTTCTTCTTCCAGTTCACAGACCAGACTTTCAATCTGCCGCAATCTGTCTTTTGTCACCAGATACACCTCCTGCCACATCGGCCTTCCGCCTTGCGCTCGTCACCGTTACGCGCTTCCGCGCGCTCCGTCCTTTGAGAAAGTACAAACAGTAATGTGATTACATTCTGTATTCATTCGTCCGAACCTCTCCGATAAACTGCAGGGGAATTGTTAGACCCCCTACAAGCCACAAAAGCGGCTATTCCCGCTTTCTCTCAACACCGCCATACGCTGGCAGGCTTGTTGTATAATCTCCTGCGTCTGCGCCGTATCCGTTCCCACGGATCAGGTGCAGCGCGTTTCTTCTGGCGTGTCCAGTATGCGTCAAAAGCTGCTCGATCGACGATCACGCCGACCAGATAGCGGAATACGCCGTACTGATTTTCCTTCGTTTCGCTGTCGATCACTTTCACACCGGGCGGAACCTCTCCAGCCTCGCTATCTGGCAAACGCAAACGCAGCGGTTCATTCGGCTTTTTCAGGTTTCGGCTGCAGGAATAGGCACGCCGTCCCTTGCTGTGTGGCTGATTGAGCAAATACTTCACCGTATCCTCGAAAAATTCCGTGTTCTGCCGCAACGGCCGAACGTCTACCGCACCGTGTCCCCAGCAGTCCGCAATAATTTTTGTCATAATGGCCAACGCACCGGCACCGGTAATGCCGCGCATTACAATGTGGAAATGTGCCCGCACCGGACAACCGGGCAGTTCATGCTCCGCTGGAAAGATGATATACGCGTGCTCCTCGCCCATCTTTGCCATTGCTTTACGCATGGCCTTGTGGAATGCCTCTAAATCCTTACCCTCGTTTTCCGGGGCCTCGGCGTATGTAAGACATACAAACAAATCGCGCATCTCGCAAAAATTCACGGCCATAATCTGCATGACCTTCCAGCGCTGAGCCAGCGCATTGCTTCGTTTTTTTGCCTCTGACGTCTGTTTCTGTCGTTCTCCGCGCTGCCGTTTGCTCTCACCGGGCACAAAACCGGTAGAATACAGCGACATTTGATACAGCGCGCCATTAGCTTCTTCTTTTTGAAAAATCATAAATCACCTCTTGCGGCCGACTCCTGCATCTGCGCCGCAACATATATAGTAAGTCGGATGAAGCCAGCCCTTCACGGGCTGGCTTTCTCTTTTCCGTTTTTCATCTTCCAAACCTTCCGCGCCTCGCTCACGAAAACCTTGCGGTAATCGCGCTCATAGGCGCCAAAACCATAAGTAACCACAGCCGCCGCCATGCAGTTGATCAGCTCGTCCGCCGTCAAACCATGCTCAGCAGCATTCCGGATAAACTCACGCATTTCCGCATCCGGCGGTCTGCCGAAGCTCCGGCTGTAATGGGAATCAACCAGGTGTGCCGTCTCTGTCGGGCTGCGCTCCATCCTGAACACCACCCTCCACAATATCAAACAGCGTGTTCTCGTCGAGATCGCGCAGTTCAAGCTGACCGTCTACCTTGCGCAGTTTAAGCTGCTCGGCCACTGCGCCACTGACCTTATCCTTCTGGGTAATAGATGAGGTGCAGCTGTATGCAAAATAAGGCTGATCAACATCATGCGGCATGCCGTCCTCGTCAATAATCTCCTTGCGCGCAAGATCAATGCTAACCTTGAGTGTTACCTCACCCTCGCACAGTCCCTGCCGCACCAGCGTAAACAGCACATCCTGCAGTTTGTCATCAAACAGATTGACAGCACCGTTAAAGATTCCGCCGCGCAGGCTCATCTCGTGTCTCATTCGCCTGTTCCTCCTCTCTGATTCTCTTCAAGGTTTTCTGAATTCCCGCGTGCCGTGCCACCTTAAAATCGGTTTCCAGCCCAAAAAGCTGAATGATCTGCTCAGTGACATTGACCACATCAGCCAGTTCTCCGGCAAGGTGTTCCAGTCTCGCGGTCAAATCTCGTTTCTTGCCGCCCTGCTCGTGATAGCTCAGCAGCATCAACACCTCGCTTGCCGCGCTCGTAGCCTCGCCCAATTCTTCCATCAGCTTGCAAACCTGCTTGTCCTCGCCGTAATAATGGGCGATCTGCATCAGCTTTGCCGCTCTCTTTGCATTCATATTTTTCCTCCTAATCAATCTTGAGTTTCCCGTAATAACGAATATCCATCCGGCTGACGTCCTCCGCCCGCAGCCGCAGCTTTTCAAAGGCGTAATCGTCGTCTACCTCTTCCCGCATTTTCGCAAGCTCGTCCGAGTTTTCCTGAAACGCCTCGAAAAACTTCTGCAGGCGCTCCGGACCGAAGCCGTAAGCATCGTGCAGGCTGACCGCCATCAGCCAGAGATACCGCTGCATGCTCTGCTCGACATTCAAAAGCGCCGCCTCATCCATCGCCAGTTGCAAGCGATCCCGCCGTGCCTTGAGCACATCGGCGTAATTCATGCCCCGCGGCTTGCCTTTGCCTTTTTTCTTCACGCCAGATGATCCCCTTCCTTGCGCAGCCAGTCCGCAATCACCTTTGCAAACTTCTCGCAGGCGGCCTCATCGCTTGCCTGCAGCTCCGCCTTGATCTTATGTAAACTCATCTGATAGCCCTCGTTTCTCGCAAGTGTTCGCGTACTGTTCTCATGTTGCGTTTGGTTGCCTTCGCAACCTCTCGCACGGACAGGCCGGACGCGAACAGCCGCACCATTTCGCGCACTTCCTCATCCGTCACGCGCGGAACGGGATCGGGCAGCAGTCCGCGCGTGCGCAGACGCGCCGCAACAGTAGCTTTGCTGCGTCTTACCATCTCAGCGATATCCGCAACATTTTTGCCGGCTTTGTACCATTCGCACCATTGGTCTACGTCCGCGTCGCTGACCGGACCCTGCACGCCTTTCTGCGGCGTACACAGTTCCGGCACATAAAAGCCTGTCGGCACCTCGCTGCACAGCCCGCGCGCATCGTCCTGCGGCGTAAATACGCATTCGCGCGTGTAGTAAGTGCAGTGGTCGAACAGACTGTAATGCTCGGTCTCCTGTATCTCAAACCGGCCTTGCGGGTGTCTCCAAATAACCCGCGTCTTTTCTTTTTCTCGCATATTTCTCCTCCTGACGCGCCTTGAAAATGGCGCTTTCTATTTCTTTCTTCTTTTCCCATACATCTGGCAGATCGGTAAACGGCTGGCAGATCGGGTAAGCCTTGCCCTCATCGCCATAGGTTCCGACAATGTGATACTCCACCTCGCCAAACAGGGTGCGCTGTACCTCAACGCGCACCCTGTCGATCCGCACCCGCGGCAGCTCGGTCAGCTGAGAATACGGCTTAATTTCCAACCCGCTGAATCTCTGCATGGCCGCCCTCCTGTTTTTTAGCCTCCTGCCGAGCCTGCCACCGTTCGAGCAGCAGCGCCTCGAACTCGGCCGTTCCTTGCGCAGGCTCCGGTCGCGCTGCGGCTCTTTTTGCTTTCTCAGCCTTCCGCTTTGCTTTTTCGACGGCCTTCACGTACCGCATACAGCGTTCGACCCGGTCATGCGGCATCTGGAACTTCTGCCGGTTTTTCTTCCAGTCTGCCATCAGCGGATCTGCCTCATCAGGTCGGCGCGGTACGCAATGTGCGCCGCCTTGTCCATGGAGACGCGGGCCGCCTTGCGGGCCTTGACTTCCTCTGCCGCCTGGCGGCGTTTTGCCGCACAGAGATCCGCATAGCAGATTGCCATGCAAAACAGCATCGCCGTTCCGAGCACCGCCGCCTGCATGCGGCTGCAGGCACCGGCAATTTGCATGTACATCACGCCGCCGAACACCGCCGCCGACAGGCTCATCATAAACTTACTTGCCTTCATCTTTCTTCCTCCGTTCCTGATTCATCAGTAATTCCCACGCCGTTTTCTGCAGGCGCTCAATGCGCCGCTGCATTTCATCCGGCGATACGTCACGGTAACAGTCGTCATCAATATGGACTGTCCCGTTCGGGTAATGATATGTTTTAACGATTGCCACCGTAACCACCCCTTTCTAAAGCCTATGCTTAAACCGGCTTGTCTGTTGCCGTCCGCGCCGCTTCTGCCTCTAAATTGAACTTTTGTGCTTTCTCAAGCTCAATGCGGGCAGCGATCCGCAGGCTCTCCGGCGCTTCCGGGTCAGCCAGCAGCTGCTCGGCGCTCATGCCGAGATACTCGTTGTATGTTTTCACTTGGGGATCACCTCAATCTTAATTGCTTTGTCCGCCCACTCAGTCACCTTTGCGATAGCGTCAGCGCAGCTGGCACAGAAAAACTGTTTCATCATGCGCCCGCCCGCAGGCTTTTCAAGCGTTACCCAAACCTCTGCATATGTTGTTTTCATGGCGTCCTCCTTAATCCCGGACAAATTTCAAAATCTTCAAACACATTTCGATTTTCAGTGCCGTGTTGGCTACCTGTGCCTGCGGGGCGTTCGCGTTCTGCTCGCCGAGCTGCTCCACGCAGTCCGCAAGCAGCGCAACGGTCTTTTCCGCGACATTTTCTAATTCCTTGTCGCAGTCATTGTTCGAGATAACAAATTTCATCGTTTCACGCTCTCCTTGTCTTTCCCTCTCCAATCCGCTACAATAAAAGCAGGAAAGGAGGTATTTTCATGTGCAAAATTGTTCAGCGTAGTTGTCTGGTGATATGTCCGCTTCATCCGTGGATGAAACACACGGTCTATACCAAAACCACCGTCACCGAAGATGGTAAAACCTTTGCTATGTGCAACGGCTGTGATGCTATGGAAGGCCGAACACAATGTCAAAAATGCTGTGCCGCGATCACGTTGATGTATATGCGCGGCGAACCCGTGCCAACAGAGGCGTTTCCTCCACCTCTGCACCTTCTCGGCGAATCAGATCGAGCGACAGGAGCAAAGCCCGAATAAGCTCCTTGCGGAACCATTCGTCCGATTCCGCAAGTTCTGCCATTCCCGAAAACAGCGGTGTGTTTGCGTGCAGGCGAACCGCCGCTGTTTCTATTGCCGTGAATGCAAGGTCGAGATCGTTTTCCATCTCCTCACCCCTTCCTTTCTGCCTGCTCGGCAGGC